AGATGTATATGCCGCTGGAGAGACTGTAATGGGTGCTATGATGAAAGACGATATTACCTATGGTAATCCTTATTACGGACAGTTAAGCAACACACCAAAATGGGATACAATGGGTGTGCAAAACGGCACAAGTTATGCTTCACCTTTTATAGCAGGTATGTTGGCTTGTTTAGCAGAAGTATATCCCACACTCACACAAGCACAAGCAAGAGCATATTTACAAAACAATGCTGTCACAGGATTGATGGCGGATACAGCAGACGCAATAGATGTAGATGTAAGTACAAGAGTAAGCACGGACGGTTCAAACATTGATAGAATAGCACTATGGAAGAATCACAGACAAACATCAGGTAATATGGCGTTCAACACATATAACAAAGACGTAAATGATCGTCCTACAAGTGGATTGATGTATCCACGTACAAGAACACGTAGGCATGGGTAAATACTAATATGGCATATCAAAGTTCAAAACTTACAGCGGTACCTTACTTTTACGATAAACAACTTCGTAGATATATTCAGCAGTTCATAAGAATATTTGCTGGGTTTCAAGTTGCAATGCATAGCGATAGTGCTGGTAATGTAGTTTATCAAACTGCTCCAGTACGTTATGGTGACGTGAGTAGAATGGCGGCGCATATTGTAAGAGAAAATTCTGAGAATATGATACAAACTACTCCTTTTATTAGTTGCCATGTTACTGGATTAGAAACTGCACCTGATAGAAGAACTTTTGCACAATACGAAGAAACTGTTCCTGTGTTCGAAAAGAAATACAATGAAGTAACTAACAGTTATGAAAATGAACAAGGCAATTCGTATAGCATAAAAAGACATCAACCTGTGCCTTACAATTTAACAATGCAAGTAGATGTATGGACATCAAATACAGAACAAAAATTACAACTACTTGAGCAAATACTTGTACTGTTTAATCCAACATTGAACATACACACAAGCGACAATGCATTGGATTGGAGCACACTAAGCTATGTAGAATTAATTTCTAACACTTGGAGTATGAGAGCAATACCTAGTGGAGTAGATGACATAATTGATATCAGCACAATGACTTTTAATATGCCTGTATTAATTAATCCTCCAGCAAAAGTTACTAAACAAACAATTATTCATACTATCATTGATAACATTAACGACACAGACGATGCTGGACTAGCTTCACTCAGATCAGGTAATAGCTATGTACCTTTGTTTACAAGTTACAAAGTAGTTACATTGGACAACTATAAAATGCGTTTTACAATGAATGCAAACGGAGTTGGCACTGCACAATTACTAAGTCAAAGTGGAACTAACAGTGATGCAAATGGCATCTTAAATTGGAAAGATGTGTTTAAACCATTTGGTGAATTCAGAGATGATATCAGCCAACTAAGACTAAAACAAACACAAGATCCTGGAGACACACAAGGTGATATTATTGGAACAATTAAAATTGATCCAACCGATGTTAACTTACTAGAAATAACAATGGATTCAGCTACATTTCCAACAATGACACAACAGGCAATTGATGCAGTGATAGATCCACAAGCAAACGTTCCTGGTGATGGTACACTTGCCCCGGCGGCATCTGGTCAAAGATACTTGTTGACCAAATCCACAGCAGGCGGAGCAGGTTGGGGTGGTGTTGGTTTAGCAAATGATATTATTGAATATGATGGTGCTAATTGGATAGTTACGTTCGATGCTATCTCAAACGGATCTACAGAACAATTTGTCACAAATACTTTAACTATGGATAGATTAAAATACAACGGAACTAGCTGGATAAATGCATTTGAAGGCACTTACAATCCAGGATTTTGGCGAATATACCTATAATGATACAAGCAAGTGGTTGTTGTTTTCTTGCCTTAGATACAGGCAGGATTATGCTACAACAAAGAAGTAAAAAGTCTAGTCACCCATTAACTTGGAGTTTTTGGGGAGGCAAAGCTGATAAAAATGAACGTCCTATAGAAACATTGCTAAGAGAATGTAAGGAAGAAATTGGACCACTACCCGACATTGCCAAAGTACATCCGCTACATACATTCTTAAGTGATGATAAAAAGTTTACCTACAATACATTTTGTGTAACAGTGTTTGAAGAATTTATACCTAGTTGTAATCACGAAAGTAGCGGATACAGTTGGGTAAGTATAAACTGTTGGCCCAAGCCACTACACAGAGGTGCTAGAGTTGTTTTAAGCAATAAACAATTAGTAGATAAACTTGTAACTATATATGAACGTGAAAAAGATCAAACAGACTTACCAAATTGGTTAGACAGTTTCTGACTTTTGACTATCGCCTTTGCCAATCCTAAAATTATCTTCAACACTATCTGGAGTGCTTACTTCAATTATAATACTGTCGTCTTCCATTGCAACTAATTGATGTGGTAACATTGGCTGATTGCGCCAAGTGTCTCCGGTCTTTAATACCGAGCTTGACACTTCGGCATTTGTACAATCCATTATGTTAAGCATAAAACTACCTTTCAACACATACCAACTTTCATCTTTGTTTCTGTGAAAATGCATACTAAACTTAGATCCTTTACGATCAAAGAACATAAGTTTACCACAATACTTTTCGTTGGTTGCCCAGATTAATTCTCGACCCCAACCTTTTTCTTGTACTCCGTCTAATTGTGTCATCATACCTCCAACATTTCACTAAATTTTCCAAGTGGACTAGGTATCCAATTAAAATTTATTACATATCTTGCTTTTGTATTTGTATGAGTAGTTCCGCTATGCTTCCAATTTGAAGGAAATATAACAAATCTGTTTTCAATACTTTCCACTATGCCATAGTTTTCTATATATGTTTCGCCATCGTTACTGTTGAGATAAAATATTCCAGTCAACGCTCCTGGCACATATGTATCTATATGTAATCCGTGCCTAACAATTTTGTCAGATCTCGGTAGTAAGTTAATTTTTATCCTAATTATTTGTATTGGTTCAAAAATATTTATGAACTTAGACATTAAGTTATATGTATGATGATCAGTACAGATACCCATGTTTCCGTGTACATGATGATTGAACTGATATTGATAAAGTTCATCTACTTCTGCATTTTTATCCTTTTCATCAACTACATTTGGATTAAATTGCCAAGGAAAATTTGGATTCTGTATATGTCTACAAACTTCTTCCATGTCATTTTGACTTAATGCATTATCAATTATTTTCATTCCATTATCCTTTTAATTGTATCTGACGTACTATAGCTTTCTACAGTTGGCACAATATGCACAGGTGCTAAATCATGTCCGACGATTTCTTCTACAGTATAATCCCCGCCTTTTACAATTAAGTCTGGCTTTAGTTTGTTTATTAGCTCATAAGGTGTATCTTCATCAAACAACACAACTTCATCTACATACGATATTAATTCAAGTTGTTCTTTTCTTGTAGTTTGGTCGTTTACCGGACGTTCATCACCTTTTAGTCTCTTAACGCTTGCATCAGTATTCAGTCCAACGATTAGTTTGTCTCCTAGTTCTCTTGCTTGTTTTAGCAAAGATAAATGTCCTTTGTGTAGTATATCAAAACAACCATTTGTGAATATGACACGTTTTTGTAAATCTTCTTCTTTAACTATATAAGTGCCACTATGCTTAACACTTTCGGTACTAGCGTTCACTGCAATTTGCAAACACTTTTCGTAATCGTATTCTTTAGTCAAAGCATACACAAAAGCGGCTATAAAACAATCTCCCGCTCCTGTTACATCATTAACTTCGACTTGTGTCACTGGTACTGTGTATTGTTTATTGTCAATGGTAGCAGTTACATCTTTACCAGCATTTGTAGTAATGATATTACCTTTCCACTTATTAAAATTGTAATCGACCATTTCCTTCTGATTTGGTTTTACTAACCACGCACCTTCGTAATTGTGTTGGTGATTCTTAGGATCAACAATTATTTTAAGATCATATCTTAATAAATGATCGATTATTTCTTTACTTCTTCCTAGTACACCTTTTCCATAGTCACTCAATACAGCGATATCATACTCACTAAAGTCTTTGTAATAAATTGTAGCCATCGCCTCTTCTGCGTTAGCATAGTTATCGTTATCTACTCTTGTTATATAATGACCATCAGAGATAATTCTAGTTTTCTGAGACGCTGGTTGCCCACTATCAAAGAGTGTAGTGTTTACTCCTAAACTTTTAAGATTTTCAAAAACAAGTCCTGCTCCTCCGTGTGTTGTAGTTTCTGATTGATAATTAACTACAGGAACTGGTGCTTCAGGACTTATCCTAGTGCTTGTACCATGAATATATACATCATAAATTACATCACCAATTACTATTACTTTCATAAATTTTCCTCTACAAATTGATCCGGCGATTTAAAGTCGTGATTGATAAGTGTATCCAATCGATTGTTATCACTACATGTATACATTTGATAAATTCCTTTAAGGTCATCTGGAACTGAAATATATTCTATAACTGCATTATAATGACTTGCTATTAACTTTGCCCAGTATTCAAATGTATATGTGGTACTTGTGCCGAGATTACAAATAAAACTTTCGTCGTGTTGTAAACACTCATACATAACATGTACTACATCATCAATGCATACAAAATCACGCTGTACTTTGTCACTGCCTTCAAATATTTTTATAACACCTGTATCTTTTGCTTGTTTAATAAAGTTTGTATATGGACTTCCCATGCCTACAGCTTGTTTGTGACTTTCTCTATTACCATATACATTAAAGAATCTCCAGCTTTGTATTTTACAACCAATTGTATTTCTAAAAATATTATCACAAATCAACTTACTACTGGCGTATAAATTTTTAGGAGCTTCGTTAACTGGGTGCTCTTGTGTACAGATATTATCTCCATAAACACTAGCACTACTAGCAAATACCATTGTGTTACATTTACTTATTAATCGTCTTGTATAGTCTACATTACTAGAATAGATTTTATCCCAATCTGTTTCTTTAGTACTACTATTTGCACCCATATGCCATACAGTATCACTTTTATCTATATTCATTTCTAGTAGTTCACTAGGACTTATCATATCTTCAAAACGTAAATGTGCAAGATTTTTTGTTTTTTCCATAGACAGATTGTCTACTAATAGAACATCATTATGTCCTTGTTTATTTAAGTATGCTACTAAGTTACTTCCTACAAACCCAGCCGCACCCGTGACGATATGCATTGTTAACTCCTATTTTGTACAACTATATATTAAAATTTTGGTTATGTCAATAACTATAAATATAATTATGTTAAAGTACATCAAGGAATGGATACAAGACTACAACGCCGTTCAACGTGAATTTAATGAAATGGGATATTTTACTATAAGTACGTGGTTTGGTCAATGGACACATATTGATAAAGAGATGTATAACGAATACAATGATAGACAAAGAAAAATTTCAAAGCGTTATAAGCAACTTAAAGAGTAGTGGTAATTACAGGGTATTCAACGATATACTCAGAGAACGCGGAGAGTATCCGCAAGCAATTTACTACGGACCTTATAATATAAAGAATATTGTTAACTGGTGTAGCAATGACTACCTAGGTATGGGTCAACACAAAGTTGTATTAGATGCAATGCATACTGCACTTGACCAAACAGGTGCGGGTAGTGGAGGTACCAGAAACATAGGTGGCACTAGTCATTATCACGTTGCATTAGAATACGAACTGTCGAAATTACACAACAAACCGTCGTCTTTGTTATACTCCAGTGCTTATGTTGCCAATGAATGGACACTTATAGCACTTAGTAAAATAGTAAAAGACATTGAATTTGTAAGTGATAGCAAAAATCATGCTAGTCTTATACAAGGTATTAGACACAGCGGTGCACCTAAACATGTGTTTGAACACAACGATATGGATAGCTTAGAACAAGCACTAGCACAAGTAGAAGGCACAGCTTGTATTGTATTTGAAAGTGTATACAGTATGGATGGATATACAAGCAAAATACCTGAAATAGTTGCACTTGCGAAGGAATACCAAGCTATAACATATTGTGATGAAGTACATGCTGTTGGGCTATACGGAGATACTGGTGCAGGATATTTGGAAAAACTTGGATTACAAGACCAAGTAGACTTTGTAAATGGAACACTAGGCAAAGCATTTGGTTGCCAAGGAGGTTATGTTACCGGAGACGATGTTGCTATTGATGCAATACGAAGTGTAGCAAGTGGGTTTATTTTTACTACTAGCATGAGTCCAGTTATATGTGCAGGTGCATTGAGTAGCATAAAATATCTTCGCAGTGAGCATGGAGTTGAACTGCGAGAACAACATCAAAATCGTGCAACAAGACTAAAGAAAATACTCAGACACAAAGACATAAACATGATAGAAAATGATACACATATTGTTCCTGTTGTAGTAGGAGATCCAGTTCGTTGTAAACAAATAAGTGATACATTACTAAATGATCACAACATTTATGTACAGCCAATTAACTATCCAACAGTACCAGAAGGTACAGAACGTTTGAGATTTGCACCTACACCAATGCACAGTAACGCAATGATTAGTGATCTTGCGGAAAAATTAGAGGAAGTATTATGAGCGAAATATGGGATAAACTTATCGATTGCGAACAAAAGATTATTGCGAAATGTGCTAGTTTAGGAAAAGAAAATTTTGACGATCCAGAGTTCGATTGGCTTAATAAAGTATACCAAGGTGAACATTTTAGACGAGCACATATAGACAGTGTAGATGCCAGAGACTCAAAAGGTTTGTATATGACTCATATATGTGTATTTCCAAAGTTTGACAATGATGCTCCTATATACGGATTTGATATTATAGCAGGTAAAAACAAAGTTACTGGTGCTTTCCATGACTATTCACCTACTGTAGATTGGGAACATTCTATGTGTCATTTGTTTAGAGATTGTGTACAAGATTTAGAATGGAAGAAAGAACGTGAACTTCCTCCTTGGGCTCAAGCTATATTCAGTAAACATATGGTAGCCGCAAGTAATGTAAAAGTAGATGAAATGGATCAAGTTGTAACTATGGCATTAGATAATCTAGACATGTACTTTGAAGAACTACCTAAATACACTAGTAATACATTAGATGTAGATCAAATCAAACGTAAACAAAACAGATACTGTCATTACCAGAAACAAAACCCACATACACCCAAAGCTATGGAAGCACTAGGGCTTGATCCAGATGATATACGACATTTTATTCAAGATTGTTTGTTTCCTGAAGTTAGTTCTTAGTAGTAATTAACTTACCATATTCAGGAAGATACAAATATTCAATATCACTTTGTTGCAATGTCCATAATGCATCTTCTAATGTTTCAACCAATGGCTCTCCGCCTAAGTTAAAACTAGTGTTGAATATAACAGGAACACCAGTACGTTCTTTCCACGCTTTGATTAAATTGTAGTAGTTTGGATTTTCTTCTTCAGTTACTGTTTGTATTCTACATGTTCCGTCAACATGTATAATAGCCGGAATCTTTTCTTCTACTCCTTGCTGACAGTTAACTGCATACATCATATGCGGACTGTCTTGCATACCACGTAAATCAAACCAATCGTGTACATCTTCAGCAAGTATAGTTCCAGCAAATGGTCTAAAGTATTCTCTTCTTTTTATTTCATTCACATGATCTTTACCGTCTGGGTCTCTTGGATCATACAATATACTTCTATTGCCTAATGCTCGAGGTCCATTTTCACAACGTCCTTGGAAGATGCTAACAATCTCTCTTTTTTCTAACAAATCAATAATATCTTCTTGTGAAGCATCACTAACAGTTGCATCATATTCTGTTGCAAGAGAATCAATATCTTCTTGATTGTAGCAGTAAGCAGGCCCTAAGTAAAGTGTTTGTGGTGTCTTTTCCATTGATTGTGTTATATGGTGATGATAATACAATGCGGCACCCATTGCAGTACCAGCATCATTACTTACAGGTTCAACATAAATGTTAATGTCTTGGTCTTTAAGTGCTTCTAGATAATGATAATTTGCAACACAGTTAAGACCGTATCCGCCACTTATAACAACATTATTACATCCAGTACTGTCTACTGCTTTGCGTATAATGTTAACCATTTCTTCTTGCGATTGTGTTTGTACTGCATAAGCCATATCTCTACGATTTTGTAGTTTTGTAAGATCAGGTCTTATGTGATTAACATTTTGAATCACGTCAGGATCATCATCAAATGATTGCAATGCTGAATATAATCCATTGTTTACAAATGCGCCATTTGGATAGTTAGGCACAAACATAGATCTACTAGAAAGTCGATTTTCTCCATATTGTTCATATAATGGAGGAATATTATCATTAGGCTTACCGTATGGAAACAATCCCATTGTCTTACCTGCTTCGATTTCAGCAAATCCACAATAATCAGTTACAGCTTCGTATGTTTTCGTAATACCAGCACGATCAGAGATTAAGACCTCAAGACTTTCTTGACCAGTTAATGGATCTTCTAACATAATAGGACCTTGATAAAAGGTTTTAATATCAGTAGTACCCATGTGTTTGTATATAGTATTAATACTAGAAGGATACTCGCAGGTAAAAATACTTTCAACCTCATAACCTACTATAGCTTGTTTTTCATTATTAAGTGGATAAAATGTTCCTGCTCCATCTGCTATAACTGCAACTGCTTTATCAAAGCCACTACGATAAAATGCACAAGAAGCATGTAGTTTGTGATGTATTCCAGACAGGTCATATACTTGCGGATGTGTAGTCTTGTATCCGCTTTCTAATTTAGGATCGATAAGTCCAAGTTTTCTAGCCATTCCACTATATACATCATCTCCAGCATAATCAACTGTGGCGGCAGTTTCAATAAGTGATTGGGTATGTGCAATAACTAAGGCATCAATTCTATTTGTATAATCTAAAGTTTTTACCATAGCGGCAAACGGCCCGCCATCATATTTTCTTCTACTTAATCTTTCTTCTTCGATGCTAAAAACAATTTTACCATCTTTAAGCAAGCAGGCGCCGCCATTGTGTCCTCTTGCAATAGCTAAAATATAGCCAGTTTGTTTTCGAGTAGTATTTGTTCGCACTACTCTGTAGATACCTTCTTGGTCATGGTCTGACATTATTACCTCACTTTTGTTGATTTAACACTGCCAATGGGGCTTGTGTTTTTGCATTTTCTTTGCCAAGGTTATTAATTTTATTTTGTATAT